TTAAGATGTTCCTAAAATCAACTCACCACAACGAGTTACGTCATCAATCTGGATACCACATTGATCATGAACTATCATAGTATAGCTGTCTTTAGAGTTACTCATTAATCCGCCTTTATTAGATCCGTAAGGTGTTTGAAGACCTGAAACGTAACCTAATTTATATCCAGCTCTCTTATGAACATACTTAATATTACCAAGACTTCCTGGACCTCCAAAATCTAAGAAGGTAAACCTCATAGACTCAACAGGAACTTGAAGATTTGGATCCATCAAGTGGTTGATTTCTCTATCATCGTACACTGGATTGTGACGAAGAGTAAGAGTAATACCATTAGGTCCATTGTATTTTACATACTGACCACCGAATGCTAAGTTATTAGCTGAAGGTCCTGTTGCATTTTGAATGAACTTAGTATCAACAACCAAGAAAGGAGAAGAAGCATTAACCATTGCTTGGTGGAATGCTAACATTCCGTACTCACCAGTGTAAGCTACAATGTTTCTGTTCTTCATATCTACTCTTCCGAAGAAGATATCAAGTAGATATTCACGGATTAATTTCTCAGTTAGAGTATTATATACATGTACGTGAGAATCTTCTAATAGTTCTTGTACACCAGGGCCAGTTCTTACAGGTCGGCCGTTAGCTCCAGGAACAGTATTATTCATTCTACCATACCATAATCCTCTTTCGATTTCTTTATGCCATTGGATCCAATATTCACCCTCAGCATATTTCAACCATTTGTAATCTTTGTATACTTTACCATTAGCATCCATAAGAGCTACAACTAACGCTTGGTTAGCAGCATCACCTGTTACAGAATACTCCTTTCTATAAGTAGAAAGTTGTGAAGCAAGCTTCATAGGCATCGCATAACTAGTAGAACCAGATTGGTCACCACCTTCTTCGTATACAGAATAGTACTTACTATACTGAACACCTTGTCCAGTGAATTGGGCTCCTAGTGTAGCAGTTTGATCATCAGTTAATAACCTTACATTATAGAAGTATCCGTTACCATCAGCTACTGGAGAAGTTTGAACCCTTAAAAGTGTTCTTTTGTCTCCTGGAGATATAACGTCACCTGGCTTAAACCAGTCTTCGTCTAATTTAATAGTAATTTCTGATCCAGCTAAACCATCACCTGAAGGTGCTGCTAACTGTACTAAAGGTCTTGATGATCCTCCCATCAATTCCCATTCCCAATCGAATGATTCGATTTCTGAAGTTCTTCCCATGCCTTTGGTCATAGCTGTTAACGGATTGTCAGCCACCCTAGATGCGGTAAAGATTCTAGTAAGAACCTTATCGAACTTATGAGGTTCTGCTAAAAAAGCAGCTCCTAGGTGATTGCTTTCCGTAAAGTTAGCATGCCAAGGTCTAGTTAAGACTGCTAATTTACTTTGTGCTCTCATAATAAAAATGTTTAAATTAAAAAATTAAAAATATCAAATGTCCCATGTTGTAGAAGCTCTTCCACCTGTCCCAGGTTTCTTATTGCCTCCAAACTTAGCTTTAGTGTCAGTCATAGACTTTTTATTTTGAAGTTTTTCTCTCAGTTTAGATGTATAGTCTGTAGTAGACTTCTTCTTAACTCCTTCTAAATCAAAATTAGTCATACGCAAATAAGCTTTTAAAATAAAATCTTCTATGTTTTGAGAAGAATTCATTTCATCGGCTTGGAATTGAGAAACATATTGAGGACCATTTGCAGTGTCTACTTTGACATTTGCAGTAGTCATATATGATAACAATTCTTTTTTACGCTTTCTTGACAAAGGAAATCCTTTTATGGTTTCAGAATTACTTATAGTATCTGTAATTTGTCCTAAAACCTCTGTCCTTTGTTGTTCTCTCGCTTGAGAATCTCGCTTAGTTTTTTCTTCTAAGGCCCTTTTTTGATCTTCGTAATAACTTTCTAATCTAGCTTTTGCTTTCTTTGCTTGCTTTTCAAGTTTTCCTAAGTCTTCGTAGTCAGTAAGAGTCTCTTCTATATCCTCACTACTATCTCCTCTGAGTTTTAAGAATTCTTTTAAAACTGCACGTTGATTTTGAAAATTGTCTCCTGTAACATTCAGAGTGCTAATATCTGGAGTATCATAGGTATTGACAAAATCCGAAATCTGTCCACCATTCATTATATGGCGAAGTAAATCCTTACCTTCTGTAGGTAAGCCACGTTGGAAAAGATCTATCTCTTCCTTTATTCGTTGCTCAATGGTATGGTCTACTGCTTCAACTAAGCCTTTTTCAGAAGCATCAAAGTCTTCTTCATTTAAATCTATTACCCCTTTTTCGGATAACATCTTAGCAAAAACAGTAAATTCATTATCTTCACTGTCAACGGGTTCTTTTGTTTCTTTATTAATGATATCATCTATGTCAGAATCATCTCCTTTCTCTTTAGCTTCTTCTATCTCTTTCTTCATTCCCTCGCTTCCTGTCCTAATATTTTCAGGTTCTTCTTCATCAGCAAGTTCTTCAGGGGTTTTTTCTCTCCAGTCTTTTTTTCTTTTCTTAGCTTCTACTTCATCAGGAGTTTCTAAGTCTAGATCTAAAGCAGACTCAGAAGATTCTACATTCTCTACTGCTTGTTCTGGTTCTGGAAGATCTAATCCTTTTAAAACAGGATCATTATCGCCTTCTTTTTGTAATCCGAAAGATTCATCGAAACTAGGTTCGTCGATATCCCAAAGGGTATCAAGATCCTTTTGATTGGTTTTTGTTTCTACATTTTTAACGTCACTCATAGTACTATATTTACAAATTTATATTAATTACCTAATAATTCATAACAAACTTTGTTATGAAAATAAAATACATTTTCTTATCTATAGCGAAATATACGATATTATCTTTGCCATTCTATATCTGTATAGCTATTTCCTGCTTTCTTCCAAGTATCACTTATATAATATCCAGGTATATCATATAATTCTTCTTGTCTCTTTAATTGATTGTTATCTAGTCCCCACCCTATTCTCCATAAGTTAAAGCGTTTTTTCTCTGCAGGAGTTAATTGAGTTAAAGCTTTCTTTTCTTTTGGAGCTTGTACAGGAGCTTCTACTGCAACTTGTTCTTCTTGTATACTAGTAGGAGTTTCTACTATTTCTGATTCTTCCATAATAGCTTCTCCCCCTTGTGCCATCGTAGCTATAGGTTGTGGTTTTTTAGGAGCCTGCAAAGTTTCTTTAATCCTAGCTGCTATAGATTTGATTTCAGGATTGTTTCCTCCTCTAGTTGCAGCGTATCCTTCATCATCTGAGGTAGGCCATTCCATAGATTCTGACATTTCAGATCTTAATATCCCATCTATATAATTTTTATTCCATTGTTCTCTAGAGTCTTTATACCCCTCTTCTACATCAACATCATACCAATGATCCATTGCAGGACCTTGCTGAAATCTTATAGCATCTGAAAATTCTTTAAATAAAGGCTGTATTTCTTTGTCATCTCTTAACCCGTGTAACATATCTAAGAATATATCTCCTTTTTTAGATTTACGAGGATTATATACTATTCCATGTTTTCCTGCAGATGGATGATCATATGCATACTCAGGAGAATAAGTTACTTTGTCTTGAGTAGGACTAAAGTATTCTATACCACCAAACTTTCCATGTTCAAAAGGTCTAAACTTTCTGTCTCTTTTTACTTTTAAGTTCTTTCCTCTATTTCCATAAACAGATTTTAAATAAGGATATCTTCTAAGAGCTCTACGAACAAAAGCACCATCTGGGTATTCTTCTATTTCTTCTTCTGATATCTCTTCGGGTTTCCATGAACCTTTTCCAAACTCTAAAGCTTTTTCTTTATCTTCTCCAAATTCTATTATTTCTCCTCTTTTTTTAGCTTCTTCATAAACAGGTTTCCATTCTTTTTCTGCCTCTTTAGATTTATCTATCCAAGTACCATCTTCATCTTGAAATAATGTAGGAAATGAAAACCAATTCTTACCGTCTAAAGTCTCTGTTCTCATTATATGTGTAGACTCTCCTATTCTATTTCCTTCCTTGTCAAAGTTAGGTCTTACCCCTTGACGTTCTTTAGGCATAATTGGATTTTTAATTTCTTCAGGAATTATTGGGGATTCTACTCTAGTACTAGCCATAGGTTCTACAGTGCGTGTTGGTAAAGGATAATTAGAAAAACTTTCGACTATATCTCTAGCTTCATCTTCCGTTACATGGCTAGGAGATTCTTCATATCCTTCTCTAAATTCATTAAGATATGTACCTATAGTTTTGTTCTTTCCTCCTGGAACATACTTTCCTATTTCTTTGGGACTAACTTTACCAGCTCTTATATCTGCAAATAATTGTCTCATATTTCCATGGCCTGCAAAGTGCTCTAGAGCCATCAAGTCTTTTTGATCCCAGTCTTCAGGAATTACCCCAGTCTCTGTCCAATCTTTTCCTTCTTGAACAGTTCTTCCTTCTTCTGCACTTAAGTGAGTTCCTTTAGGGCCATACTGAGATATTAATTGCTCGGACATCCATGGGTATCTTTCAGGTTTATCTGATTCTAAATAATAATCCATTAACTTTTCTTGCCATTCTTTATTTCCTACAAACTCTTCAAAAGTTCCTTCCCATCCTAAGTTTTTTAAAACTTTTCTCATTCCTACACCTGGTTTATTTCCATATACAAATTGATAAGGACCTACAGCAGTTGATCCATACATTCCTGTAAGTTTTCCTATAATA